GCTGAATTTAATTTGAATAAATATATAAATAATGTCACTAGTCAAACTATTAGAGTTTAGACTGAGGCGAATAGCAAATAAATAAATTGATTAAATTGATTATATTAAAATCATTGTTTTTGTCTACGTGATTCATAAACTTGTGTTTTAATCATTTTGTTACTTCTTGGTTTTTGTTTGTTCATTTGGTTACCATAAGATGGTAATCTTGTTGCTGGTTCTACCGATTTGTTGGTTAATAATTTCATGCGATTGATCGAATTCGTTAATGAATTAATTTTCTGTTCCAACACTCTTGTATTTTCATTGTTACGTTTCATCATTTTCTTTGGTTTATTCTGGTTGTTACTTTTCATCTTTTTATTGACTTCTTTATCAACAACTTTCTTTTCTTCTGTTTTAGAACCAAAGATACTTTTGAGCCATTCAACTGCTGTTGGTATAAATTTAATAGCTGTCGTTGCAATTGAACCTAAATCATTTGCTGATGCTGGTAATGAATCTGGCCTTGCATGCATTATACCTATAACCATTCTAATTGCATCATCATCTGGTAACGGCAATGTTCTTTGGAATGATGTAATACTTGATGTTGACCTTGGTTGTATCTCTAATCCTACAAGTGATTTAACTGTAACATATGGTACAGATGTTAATGTGGTGCCTACGGTTGTTGGTACTGTCAAACCTTCAAACAATGTAATTGACCAATCCAATGATGACCATTGCACTTCAGCTGTAGCTGGTGAATAAGTATTACTTGCAAGTGTTGATGAATACAATGGAATGTATGTTGCTACACCGGATACAGAATAACGCATGAATGAAAGTGTCAATCCTGCTGGTGTTGATAATACATTATTAGCGTTATTTGCGACCCATGGTATAATTTCATCTTCCTGTTGTAATACCACAAATGCACCGTCTTTTGCTGGACGTGTTGCTGATTTGGGTGATGCCATAAGTACTTGACTGCTTGTTTCTGGTAACAATGTGTTGTAAAATATCTGGTTGCTAAATGGTAAATCTGCACCTTGAGATGTTGTAAATGCACCAAAATCTAAAATTTGATAAGACATCTGTTCACCTGGTAATTTATAACCATTATTGTCTAATATTATAAATTCATCATCTTGTTGATTTTTGTTATACGTTTCTTGTGATTTTTGATTGTGTTTGATCGTATAACCTTTCATATTCAAACTAGCACGTGTAGCATTAAGTAAATTAGTTGTTGATTTATTGTCACCACGATGTGAATCGTAAAGTGATAACAAACTTAAACCTTGTACTATATCTGGTTTAAATTTAGCTGTTGTTACCACACCTTGGTTATTGAAATTTGTGGCATTTAAATAATACGTTGATGATTTGTATGTTTTGCGATGACTTGCGACATCACTTTGCCAATTACTAAATGAATAACCTGCCATGTTTGTGCTTTGTGGTGTTGTTTGTGTTATTGTTGGTTGCAATTCCGGGCCTGTTGTTATTGCTAATTGTCCTTGTGGTTGTACCCAACCTTTTGTTGATATTGATGCATCTGATAAATATAAGAATACATAATTAGATACAACTGCACCAGATGACTGTAAAAATAGCATTGATGACGGATTAACTGTTTTATTAGCTGTCGCTGATGTTGGTACAACTAATATTGGTGCTACATTTTGTTCTGATTTAAGTTCTATTAAAACAACATTAGGTGATGAACAATCAGGTCTACCAAGGTAATCTGATGACATATTACTTGGTGGATGTGTTACTTTCTTAACGTATGCTGCACCTGCTGGAGTTGATGCGTTGATTTTAACACCTTGTATGGTACCTATATTTGTGTCAGTAGACATATTGATTGAATTTTAATTAAATCGATTTGATTATGGATTAATTGTTTAATGTTTTCATGTTGAAATTGTATTAAAGGATTATATGAAATTTTCAATTTAATGTTTCAATGTTTCGATATGCCACATTTTAACATCAATTTCATCAAGGCCTTTACTGTTTACTATTTGTTTCAAAAATCTAACAAAGTCTTCTAATTCTTCGATTGTGACAATAATGTTAAATTGTGCATAAAAATTCTTTGCTACTTCAAGTCCTATGTGTAATGCTTCATCATCTTGTATAACATCCAAACAATCTGCTGTACTCTTACGTATTTCTTCCCAATCATCGTTAGTAACATAAATCTTGGATAATATTCTACTCACTCTACGAATGACATCTGGAAAGAAACCACATGGTGTTATAATATTTGCTATATATTCCATTATGTTGACTTTATATGCTTTTAGTTTGTAACCACATAAATCTTGTAATCTATCTGTGCCTTCCAAACATTCTTCTATTTCTGCTGCTACAACAACTGAATCGTCGCCTTTAAATGCTGCAAATTGAAAATCTTTGAAGTTATAACACATTCCGATTGCTGACATGTTGTATTGTGTATTACCACCTAATGTAAACGGTTGTCCTGAATGTTGGTTCCAAATACCATCTAAATATACAGTTAGATCTACTACACCTGTGTTATTCTTAACGTATAATACCCATTCTTTACGACGATGTAGGTAATGATCTAATATATGTGATGGTAAGCCCATTGCTTTCAACATCATAACTGTTGCAATCATTGCTTTTTCGTTTTGTGAGCTATCAAATTCGGTGAAATCGCACATCATTTTTTGGAATGATTTGCTATTTATGATTTTGTGTTTTGTTTCAAAGAATTTACCTAATGCTGCATCTGATTCACCATATGATATTTGTACATCATCTAATACATAATTTTTAATCAAACTGTCATATACTCTTGTAAAAGTTGAAAATATGATGTTCATAAGCTTACTCCATGCTGACACACCTTGTCCTGCTTTAAATACACTATCATATCCTGGTGATCTTACTTCTTTCGGTTGACGTTTCAAATGAAAATTAACCAGTTGATGATAACTATCATCCCATTCTCTTTCGAGATCTGTTAATTTACTTTCTTTACCATCCATCATAGTTTTAATGATACTTTTAAGCTTCTTATCTTTGATCCTCGATATTTCTTTTGCTGCATCATCTTGTGGTTTATTATTTAAATAGTCATAATATGACAATACATCTTCTTTCGGGAATTTCTTCTGTAATTCACGTATATATGTTGTTGTTGCAGACATTATTATTTCTGGTGTCATTTGTTTCCTTATATTTTTAATCCAATCTTTCTTCATGAATTTGTTAAAACCTTCAATATGTTTATCAATCATTTTGTCAGACATTTTCTTCGTTGGTTTCGAATACCTATGTAACAAACAATCTAATGTTTGTTTAGTATTTTTGCCATGATAAAATTTTTGATATTGACGTCTACCAAATCTTTTCCCTTGTATTTTAATTACATCTGGTCCCATCATATCCATTGTCATTTTAAATCTTTTCTTACTTAGGTCTTGTATAATAACATCAGTCTTATAATCTATTATGGATGTTGTTGTATCGTTAGTTGGTATAAAAATCCTATCTAATGTATCTTCGATTGTATTTTGTGTTACTTTCTTATTACCTAATTGCCTTACGTGTGTATGATATTTATGTGGTGGTGTTTCCCTAACGAATTCTGTGCGTTCTACAATTGGTATATCAAATACTTGTGTTGCTCTATCTACAGCTGTTCCTAATATGGTATATATCTGTTGTACTTCTTCTTTATCACCATACATTACCAAACGATTTGTGCAACGACTCATCGCTACATAAATGTATTTTACTTTATCTTCTGGTAACATATGTATGTCTTGTATATACCAATGTATATTTTTAACTGTTATGCCTTGTGCTGCATTAATAGTATTGATATCATTTTTATTTTTAAGTTTTATTTTATCCTTAATTAATTGTGTTGCACATAATATTAAATTATCTTTGTCATACGGTAATTCGTATAATTTATTAATATCTTCCTCAATATTAACCTCACCATCATTATCATTTTTGGTTGTTGCACCTTTTATATATGTAGATATTATTTCTGTTATTTTCTTTGGGCAACGGTATGTAACGTTGATATAATCTGATAACATTTCTATATCTGTTGTTAATGAATCGTTATTATAATCACGGTCATTTATTTGATATGAGTCTCCTATACCTAATATAATTGCTTCTGGTTGTAAATCTGTTACTACGTAAATGTAATTTGGTGAATGTGCAAATACTTCATCTAATATGACATATTTATATTTATTTTTATGTAACGCTTTAATTGCTGTCATATATGTTAAACCTACGTTGTTTATTCTGTTTGTGTCGTTTGTTACTGCTTTATAAGGTGATATTATTATAGAGCATTTATTACAAATATTTTTAATCACATCCATAGTTTTCTTTGCACCTGCCATGCCATTTATTACCTTTATTGTCAAATCTTTTGTATTCTTATTATTATAAGGTTGTATGTCATAATTTTTTAATTCATTATTCAACCAATTTTGATAGTTTGACATTTTAACTTTGTCATATATAACTGTATAATTGCAATTTACTTTACCAAACAGGTCATGCTTACATTTACAAATATAATTATCTTGTTTTTCTAGTACTGAAATATCAATTTGATTTTGTAATATGCTGTAATCAATTATACCATTATTTGTTAATTTATTTGATATTGCTATAAATAATTCGGATGATTTACTATCAGTTGCATCATTACGCATGAGGTTATACTTTATCTTATTATCTGTTAACAATTTCAGAAAATGCACATTTTTGTCTTTATAATTCTGGTCGAAAGATATTTTCGTTAGCAACATACCATTGTTGTTGACTATGCATAATATGCTAGTAATACTAATTACATATGCATAATAATCAAATAAATAAAGATCATTTTTGATACTCAATTGTTGTATTAGTTTATTAATATCTGTATAGTTGATGACCACATGATTATTATACATCCTATCAGCATAGTTGTCACCGTTATATACATAAGGTATAATTTTAATGTAAGGGTAATTTTTAATATGATGTTCATAAAATTGCCCTGGTGCAGCTGTTAAATCGTGTACAGTTTTGAAATTGTAAATTTTGCTTACAAAACTCATAATATCATCGTATTTGGATTGCATTTTATCTTTAATTTTAACTGTTGCTATTTGTTGATAATCTGTATTGTTGTATTTATTGCCTTGGTCTATTATGATTTGTTTATATTGTTTATAACCACCGTGTGAACAGTGATTATGTTGTTTAATTATCACTGGTGATGTTACTACATATTTATAATTTTCTCCATCTAATATTGTACCCATGCAATCGGTATACATATATGATGGTACTATTAATGTTTTCTCATAATGATTATTTATTTTTGCCATGATGTAGTTGATCAAGTCAATTATTGATTGATGATCGTCATACTTATCAACAATTATTGCATCGAATTCCAACCAGTTATCACTTATTATTCTATGATCTAATGCATTCTTATAAGTTGGTAATTTATCGTTAAATAATTTTGTAAATAATGCTTTTAAATGGCCTTTATTATTAAATGATGTTAAATATATGAATTGTGTACTTTGTATAAAGTTTTCAATTGGTTTAGTAATCCTATCTTTGACTAAACAATTGCAACTGATAACTGTCCAATGTGATTCTTGTAAATTAAGACTGATCCAATCACCATCATCATTGTTACGCAGTAATGATACTGGTGTACCATCGATATGATATATTAAATTATAGCCATTTGTTGATGCTATTGTATTCAAATCATCTATATTTTGCCATGTGTCGTCTGTTTCATCTATATCCATGAATTTACTTAAGCAATGTATACCACATTTACCGTCGCCTGGTGGATCATATAATAATTTAACTTTATGGTCATGTGCTATAAATAATAGTTCATCACCTTGGAATCGCATATTTTTGCCATTATTGATCTTATTGTCAATGCAATTGTATGTCACTGTTGGAGTTTTGTTATTTAATTTTTCTGTTGATCTCGTGATTTCAGTTGCTGCCAATTGGTAATCTGATACTCCGCTATTATTGCTTATATTTGACATGCTAAAATTGCTATTTCTTCTTTGATTGTTATTATTATTTTGTGTATTTTGATCAAAATTTATATATGTATTATTTGGAATAGCAATGGTTGTTGAATGTGACAGTTGCATTATTTCATTAGTATGATATATTTTCTCGAATACTTTATCTTCAAAGTAATGTATAGTTGCATTATATAAAAATGTATCAGCTATGATGATATTTTCGTCATAATTTATTGGTCTACCGAAACTTTTAATAGATTCGGCAATACTGTGCATCATTGTTCTAAATTCATGTTTTAACTTAATTGAAAGATTCATACTATGTGCATTCAATTTCGGTGTGTTGTTTTTCATGTATTGTAGTGCATTTGATACAAATTGTGTTCTTTTGTACCTTTCTATTGCTGCTATTATAAACATGCTTTGTTTGATAGTTTCGAATTCTTGAAATAACATGTCTACACCTTCATACACAAATTCTACTGCACTGTTCTGATTATATTTTATAGTATTCTTAATGCTGTCACAATACGCCGAAAATGTATTATAATTGAACATATCATCTTTAGTGCTACATAAGTAATGCAAACATTTTTGTACGAATTGTTTTTGTGTGTTATAGCTTCTTTCATAAATATTTGCTGTTGCGTTATTATTTCTAAAATAGTGTACTAAATCCGGTACAATACATTTTGTCGTTTTAAATGATAATGGTATATTTCTCACGATACGTCCGTTCATTTTAGTTGTTCTTACAAATCTAAAATGTGTAAATGCGCCTATTGTTCTCTTAATCTCAATTTTGATACAATAATTTGCACATGATATTATTGTTGTTTCATAATATGATTTCCATGTTTTATAATCGTGTATATATACGTTCGATTCATCAAGTAAATCAAAATAACATTTCGTCATTCCTGCATCTTTAATTATTTTGTTCCTATAAATTACTTGATCATCTATAAATTTATCATCTATTAAGTTGTATGGCATAAATAACCACATATCCATTACTGTTAAATTGTGGTTGCTAAATATTTTTGCTATATCTGCCATTGTTATATCATAAACATTTACTGCAAACGCATATTCTGCTTTATGCATACATTTTTCTGCGCCGTCAATGCAGTAATTATGTTTACCAGTTAAATATTTTGTAAACGAATATTTATCTGTATTGATATTCAATTGTGTCCATGCACTCTCAACATATCTGCCATCGGTTCTTATGTCGTCAATTTTAACACACATATGAAAACTATTTGGTGTTCTTAATGGTGAACCTCCGATGTCTATTACATTATTAAATCTTTTTGCCTCAGCCAAACAAGATCTATATGCATAATCATTTAAAAATGCCGCAGCCCCATGTTGATGAAAATTAACATGTGTATCATAAATGATTTTAAATGGTGACATATGTTGATTTAAATAATCTTCTTCGGTTTTACTTAAAGTGTACCTCGTTTTTGGAAAATTATTAATTACATTTGCTAAGCTATTCGCTTGTAAATTCTGTAGTTGTGTTAATGCCGTGTTGTTGCTGACATTATTAACTACATGGTAAATCGATATATCGCTATTACTCATAATGTGATATATCAATAAAATATATTTAATTCTCAAATTAAATTTGTTTTAAATTGTATATTGTTCCTCGAAACGAATATTTAAATTTATATATTTGTGTTTATTG